CCGATGATGGATTGACGGGAAATCGTCTTTCCCGTGAATAGGCTGCCGGACTGTGAAACGCACTGCCAGACGATGCTGTATTTTCCGCCACCTGACAATGCGGTCGAATATTCGTTGGCGAGTGGTGTTCGGTTCAACCATTCGCTCACGTTCCCCGTGAAAGTGGATCCCACCGGATATTCGCCGACGAGGGATTTCTTCATCACGAGCGCCGGAAGGCCGACGTCGCCTTTAGCTCCCTGAACGCCCTGCGCTCCTTGCTTGCCTTGCGGGCCGGTGGCCCCGGTATCGCCCTTGTCGCCTTTGGGGCCTTTGATGTTGCCGATCAATAGTCGCGCCATGTGTCACCTTTCCGGGATGTCCACGTACAGGTTCCCGCTCTCGGAGTCCCAGACGAACGAGGGTGGGTTCGTGTTGTCCGGATAGTTCACGTACAGGTCGCCGTCGCCTTCCATGCTGAGCGTGAAGAAGCCGTTCGAGGGGGCGGATACGCCGCTGTCGCCCTTGTCACCCTTCTCCCCTTGCGGGCCCTGGATGCCTTGGGAACCTTGGATGCCTTGTCTGCCCTGGGGGCCGGTCGCTCCCTGTGGACCCGTGGGACCCTGCGGACCTGTGGAACCCGTCGGGCCTTGCGGTCCCGCCGCGCCGATCGCGCCGGCATCACCCTTATCGCCTTTCTCGCCGCGTATCCCCTGCAGTCCCTGCGGGCCTTCGGGGCCGGCGACGCCTTGCGGCCCTCGCTCCCCGGTCGCTCCTTTCTCTCCCCGAGGACCGGTGGGTCCGGTCGCTCCGGTGGCCCCCTGTGGTCCTGTGTCGCCCTTGTCGCCCTTCTCCCCTTGCGGACCCTGGTCGCCTTTCGGAAGCCCCAAATTCAAGGTTTTGTCGCTGCCGGCGCCCGTGAGCGACGCGCTTGCCTGTGCACCGGGGGCGAGCGTGTCCACCGAACCGATTTTCAGGCCGGTGATGTAGTCGCCTTTCGGCTGCTTGCCCGCCAACGCCGTATTAAGCGCACCGATGTCCTGTCTGGTCACGTCGGCGCTGAAGGTCCAATTATCAAGCTTGAGGCCGGCTCCCGCGTAGTAGGCGTGTCCGCCATCCCCGATGGAGGATTCTCCGCTGTTGCCGCCGGCGCTGGCGCCTCCGGATTCGTAGGTGACGGTGAGCACGCCTCCCGAAACCTTGACGATCTTCTTGGAGATCTCGGCAGTGACGACGAGGCCCGTGTTGTTGTCACGGCCCGTGACCAGGTCGCCGACGTCCGCGTCGATGCCGTCGGGAATGTCCACGTCGATGGTGCTGGTGTTCCGAAGTTCTTGAAATTTCTGCCTGCCCTTGTCCTCGAGCTCGTCGGCTTCGGCGTTGGACAACTCGTATGTGGCGGTGCGTTCGTCAAGCCCTTTGAGTGTCTGCGTATGGCTGAACGTGCCGTTCGCGTCGGCGTACCAGTGGATGACGGTACGGTCCTTGAGTTCGCCCTTGCCCAGGCAGATGAGATGGTTGATAGGGTGCGCCGCCTGTTTGGCGGTGAAGTCGATGAGGTCCGAGTCGATGCTGTCGCCGATTGTGCGGACGGGCATGGCGCTCATGGCCACCTTGTCGCCGTCATTACGCAACCGGAGTTTGAGTCCGCTTGCCCTGAGCATCTTGACCAGACCGCTGTACAGGTCCACGTACCGGTCGAACCGGCAGGTGGTCTTGTGGTCGGCGCTTTCTTCGGTGACGGTGAACAGGCCTTGCAATCCCGCACGGCTGACGAGCGTGCGCATGATGACGGGAATCGTGCCGGACAGGGTGAGGTAATCGGTGTTCCTGTCCGGTTCGATGATCTTCGAGGCGAGCACTCCATGCCAGTCGCGGCCATGCCATGTGACGGCGGACAGGCCTCCGTCCACGTCGACATCCGTGTCGTCGATGATGCCGCCGTACTCGGTGCCGTCGATCATGATGCGGCTCCCCGCCTTGAGCGCGGCGTCTTCGACCTGCAGGTCGAAGTCGTTCTCCCCGCTACCGAACGCGAGGTCGAGCGTGTATGAGGCGTGGCTCGCCACGGGTTTGCCTGTGGCGTCGGTGACGATCAGGTCCATGGCGGTTCGCTCCTTTCCTCGCAGACCGTCAAGTCGAATTGGAATCCTCCCGGCCAGCTGATCGGCTGTGTTCCGGGCGCGAGCGGTTGGAACACGTACCGGCCGGAATCCTTGCCCGACCCTCGCACGGCCTGCGCGAAGCAGTTTGTGGCGAGACCTGTGCCGCTGACCATGGTGACGGTCCTGACATCGCCGGTGCCGTCGATTTCCAGACGCGAGCCGGATGGCACGGTCACGTCGACCTCGTACCGGTTGGTTCCGATGATGACGTACGGGTTTGTGCACGGTCCGAATATCGTGAGCTTGACCGGCTGCGGGATGGATGTGTCGTTGACGATCTCGGCACCCAATGCCATGCCGGCGAAATCATGCGGATAATCATATGGATAGTCAAGGTCGGCGGTTCCGGAATCGTATCGCGGCGTGAAATGCGTCATGGTCGGACGGCGCCACACGCCATCGGCCAGCACGATGGTCAACTGCGTCTCGACCATCGTGGGCGTGATGGATTGCGGTTCGCTTTTCGTGATCCACGCTTTGGCTTCCCATTCGCCGTCGGCCACGAGCGTGCCCGGGTTCCCGGATGCCATGTCGGCGTCCGAGAGGCGGCGCAATAGGTTGAGCGTCTCCGGAGAATCGTGGATCTTCACGGTGATGGTCGTCTCGCGTGTCTTGCGTGCGATGCCCGTGATGCCGCGCGAGACGAGGCTGTAATCCCAGATGCGGGCGCGCAGTCCGGTGAGTGTCTCGCCATAGAGCGGCCCTTCGAAACCGATCGACTCGCCTGTTGCGCCGCTCACGTAGCTCAGGGTTCTCATGCCACGCTCCTTACGAGTCTTGCGAAGTCACGTTGGGTGAACGGCCGGTCGTCGGCCGTCGCCGCTTCGACGGCTTCGATCAGCGTGTCCATCCTGCCGATGACGGTTTCCCATAGTCTGTCGGAATCCGATGGCGTGGCCGTGGTAACGTTCAATCGTCCGGTCTTCGCCCAGTCCGTACCGTCGAGGCTCATCGAGGAGACGAGCGAGTCCATGGACCGGTTGACCACGGCGGCTGAATCATCGATGCCCAATGCCATGCCTCGGCCGATCATCACGCCGACCTCGTCACGCATGAGGCGTGACGGCGAGTGGATGCCGAGTTTGCTTTTGACAGCGGAGATGGCGTCGTTGACGCCGGAGAGCAGGCTCGACGCGATGCTGCCGATCTTGCTCTGGATGCCGCTGACGATGCCGCTGACGATGTTCGCTCCGATGCTGAGCATGCGGCCCGGCAGGGAGGAAAGGGTGCTGACGATGTTCTGCACGAACTGCTTGCCGGCCTGCGACGCCTTGGTCCCCATCTGGGACGCCCAGTTGGCGACGCTGGAGATCGTCGCGGACAGCCAGGAGCCGATTCTTCCCGGCAATTGGGCGAGGAACGTGCCCACGCTCGTGAGGAACCGGCTGCCCGCCTGGATGGCCTGCGATGCCATGTTGGAAACCCACGCCGAGGCTGAGGCTACGGCTCCCGCGAGCCAGCTGGCCACATTGCCGGGCAGCTGGGTGAGGAACGTGCCGACGTTCTGCAGGAACTGCGTACCCATCTGTAGAGCCTGCATGGCCGTGGACGACACCCATGCGCCGATGCTCGCGGCGGTCGAGGCGAGCCATGCGGCCACGTTCCCTGGGAGTTGGGTAAGGAACGTTCCGACGTTCTGCACGAATTGCATGCCCATCTGGAGTGCCTGCGCGCCGAACGCGACCGCGTACAGCGCGATTGACGTGACGGTGTAGCCGAGCCAGTAGGCGATCGTCTCTGGCAGGTTCATGATCGCGTTGGCGAGGTTCGTGAGGAACTGTTGGCCTGCCTGCAATGCGGACTGGCCGAGGTTCACGGCCCATGATGCGACGGCCGACGCGGCTCCGGCGAGCCAGCTGGCGATGTTGCCGGGCAGTTGGTGGAACCATTGTCCGATGCCTTGGATGGCCGACGGGAGCGTCGAGGTGAAGAACGTGACGATGGTCTGGCCGATAGAGGTGACCTTGCCGACGGTCGCCTGCCAAGCGGATGAAAGGAACGACGTGAACGACGCCCACCACTGCTGTCCGACCTTGGTCTGAGTGAAAAACCATGTCAACGCGGCCACGGCCGCCGCAGCTGCGGTGATGAACAATCCGAACGGGTTGGCGTTCATCACCGCGGTGAACGCGACCTGCACGGCTGTCGCCGCCTTTGTGACTGCAGACCATGCGGTCTGCGCGGCGGTGACGATCTTCAGTCCGCCTGCCATCTCCTTCAAGGCCGGGACGATACCGCCCAATTGCATCATCAGATCGACCGTCTTGGAAACGCCGGTGGCGGCCGTCGTCAGTGTCTGCGCGCCGGTCGTGACGGCCGATATCGCGGTCGACACTCCCTTCAGTCCGGCCGAGACGATGTCCCAGCCCTTGACTGCGAGCAATGCGATGGTGATGGCCTTCAACGCGCCGGACACCAGTGCGCCGTTCTGCTGAGCCCACTGTCCGACCGACTGCAGCCATCCTCCCACCTTCATGAGCACGCCGGTCAAAGTGTTCAACAGTCCGGCGAAGCTCTGCGCCGCGGAACCGGCGGTGCGCGCGCTGTCGTTGAAGCCGAAGGCCTGCGAGACCGCGGCCGCCAATCCGGAAACCAGCGAGCCCAATCCGGAGATGACGCCGGTCAGGCTTTCAAGGAACGGCTGCAACGCGCCCGTCTCGATGAACGTGTTGACGAACGTCTTCGCCCATCCCGCCGCGTTCGACAACACCTGCGCGACCGAAGCGACCACTCCCGCGAGCGCGCCGGCGGTTGTGGAGAACATTGTGGCGGCTTCGCCGCCATTGTTGAGTCCACCTATGAGTGATGTGATTGCGTTCCAGAGGCCAGTGAGTTGGCTTTTGAGGCTGGCCGTCGCCGAGGCGAGCATCTGGAAACCGGGGATGTTGGCTAGTGTGTCGCTGAGGTTTTTGAGTTTCGCCTGTGTGGCGGGTATCGCGTTCTCGAGGCCTTGTTGGAGTGCCGCGCCGACCTTTTGCAGGGTTGGCGTGACGGCTGCGGTGAATGTGTCGATGAGTGGGATGGCTTGGTTGAACAGGCCGCGTAAGCCGTTGAGAACTGGTGTGGCGGCTGTTTCTCCGAGTCGGCTCAACGCGGCTTTCACGTTGGCCAGGGCGCCGGTGAATGTGGTGCCTGCGGATAGTGCGGCTCCGCCTAGGCCTTCCTGCATGGCGTCGGCGAAGGTTTGGAAGTCGATTTTGCCGTCCGAGACCATGTCGGACACTTCGGCGCTGGTCTTGTTCAGATGCTTGCCGAGCATTTGGAGGACGGGGATGCCGCTCGACATGAGCTGGAGCATGTCGTCGCCCTGGAGTTTGCCTCGGGCGGCGACGGAACCGAAGATCATGCCGATGTCGGTGAGGCTTCTGCCGCTGATCTGCGCGGTGTCGGCCACGGTCTTGAGGACCTTGGTGAGCTGGTCGCCTTCCTTGATGCCGGACGCTGACAGGCTGGCCGCGACGGTGGCGGCGTCACCCAGTCCGAAAGCTGTGCCCTTGACGGAGGCGAGCGCGTCGTTCATGATTTCGGTGACGCTCGCGCTGTCGTGGCCGAGGCCTTTGAGTTTGGCTTGCGCGTTCTCGATGTTGAGGGCGCGGGTGAAGCCGCCTTTGGCGGCCAATGCGGTGATGCCGCCGGCGAGGGTGGCGATCGCGCCTGTGCCGACCTTGCCGATTTTGCCGAATGCCCCGCCGATTTTCGAAATGAGGGTGTTGGAGCTTTTCTTGGAGGCTTTGTTGACGGCGTCGCCGATGTCGCCTTCGATGCTTTTGCCGAATCCTTTGCCGGATGGTTCGACGTGGACGTATACGACGCCGATGTCCTGTGCTGCCATCGTGTTTCCTTATTCGTAGGTTGGGATTCCGATGGCGGTCGGAGTCAGAGGTCGTCGTTGATGCGGAAGCAGGCTTTGAGCCGTTCCCTGTCCTCGCGTTGACGGCGGGTGAGGCTGTGCGTCGGGGTTGGCGGGCGGAGCGGGTCGTGCTCGTGGTCGAACCATGGGCGTTTGCGTTGTCCGGACAGCGTCCAGACCGCCTGTTCGGCTCCGTCGGGCGCGTAGACGGCGTTCTGCAACGCCATCCACGAGTGGCTCGTATGGTCTTTGAGGATTTCGCGGGTCAACGCCCAGGCGAGTCCCCAATCGACTCGTGGACGTTGGCCTTCAACCCATTCCCGGAAGCGTACGGGCCTGTAGATCTGCCCGTACGCTCGGATCCAGTCGTAGGCTAGTGCCGCGCGATTGTTGTTCCAGAGGTGGGCGAGGTAAACGCTTTTGGGTCCAGTCCGGATTCCTCGGCCCACGCCTTGATGGTCGCGGTGAGGTAGGCGATCGGACGTTTGGTCTTGCGCAGCACGTTCCAGAAGTTCGGCTGCATCGTCTGGAAGTAGGCGAGGAACGTGCTCACGCAGGCCGTGGTTTCCTCGTCGGACAATGCGGGCTTGCTTTTGATCAGGAGGATGGCCTGGACGAGTTCGATGGGCAGTTCCGCGTTGTTGAGGTTCGGCAGGTCGAGTTTGACGCCGGCGACCTCGAGGTGCACGTCGGGTTTGAGCTCTTCCGCTTCGGTCAGGTCTACGTCCACGACATGGTATTCTTTGTCGCTCATGTTGGCTCCGTTCTAATGGTTGGCGGTTGAATGGGTGTCCCGTGCGGCCGACCGCCATCGGCCGCACGGGAAGAATCAATGGGTCACTTGGCGTCTTCAGTGACGAGGCCCCATGCGTGGAACTGTTCGCCGTTGGTGCCCTTGAGCATCTTGAACGTCATGCTGAAGTTCATGATCTCGCTGGATTTCAGGCTCACGTCGTCACGGTCGCTCACCTTCGCGTTGGTGCCGTACAGGAGGAACGGACGGTCCTGCTGGTCGAGCGCGACCAATACGAGGATCCACTCCTTCTTCAGGCCGGCGCCCTTGATGCTGATGCCGCCGTCCGGATCGACGTCCACGTCGAAGTAGGCCGACACCACATCCTTGCGGCCCTCCATGGCGGCGAGCTGCAGGGTCCAGTAGCCCGGATCCGTGTCGGACAGCACGATGTCGCCGTTGTGGGCCTTGTAGTCGGTGCTGTCGCCCGGTTCCGGATGCAGTACGGCGCCGTCCTCCGTGGAGTAGCCGATCGGCTTCTTGCTTGCCGGCGGGGTCCAGGCCACTCCGGTCGGAGCCACGAACGTGCTGTCGCCCTTGGGGAACAGGAACAGCGCGTAGTTCTTGATCAGGCGCACGTTGCCTGCGGTGTTGCCGCTGGACACGTACCCGTAGTCGGTCGCGCCCTGCGCGGCGACGGTGGTTTTTTCGTTGTTGTCAGACATTCGTCTGCACCTTTCCGTTCTTCGCGTGTGGCGGCACGTTGTCTTTGGTTGTGTTTCAGTTGACGGTGACCTCGAGCAGGAGCACTCCGTACGCGCACACCAGCCTCTTGTCCTCGTCAGTCATGCGTACCGGCCCGGATTCGAGTGACGCGTCGATGAGCGGCGCGACGTTTCCGAGCCCGATGATCTCCCTCGCGATGTCGGCCCACAGGCGTGCGGCCTTGTCCCAGTCGCCCGTATGGTCCTCTCTCATGCAGCGCACGCTCAGCCGCAGCCGCACGTACTGCGAGATTGGGGTGCTCATGCCTTGTATGGAGTCGGCCAGCGTGGCTTCGGTGAAGGGAGGTTCGAGGTCGCTTCGTTCGATGGTGTCGAACGTCACGTCCGGGAACAGTGTCCTCAGTTTGGGCAGGAGCAGGGGTTCCGTGCGCCGGGGAGTGACCGGGATGCTCATACGCGCATCCTTCCGAGCGTGTCCTCCAACGTGCCGTGCGCCTTCTCCACCGGTGCCGGGCAGATGATCGCCACGCCGCTGCGGTTCTTGCCGTCATGGTCGCGGACCATGCAACGGTCATCCTCTACGGCGGCCTCGGCCGCGTCCCTCATGCGCGAGCGCAATGTCTCGTTTTTGAGGACCTGTTGGCTGAACGCCTTGCGGTTGAATACGAATCTGCATCGTTTGGCCATGCTTATCCTTCCCGTTCGCCCACGGTGATGACGTCGCCGATGTGGCGTCCGTGGAGGTTGTCCCACACCTGCGGCTTGCCCTTGACGGGCAGCAGCCGGCCCCTGACTTTGATCAGGTCGGTGGTCTGGATGCCGGTCGGTTGGTTTCCGCGGATGTGGATCGTGTATTCGATGGTCTGCGGGCTGGCGTTCTCCTCGGTCTGGTCGGTGGTAGAGGTTGGCGCGACCATCGCCTGGAACGTGCCGACGCGGACGGGTTTGCCCTGGATGGGGTTGCCGTCCGTGTCGGTGGTGGACTGGCCGCGCCACACTTCGATGGTTTCCACTAGGACGTCTCCCCCGTTGCCATGTCGACGCTGAACGCGCGCTGAGCGTTGATGCCAAGGATGCGTTTCTCGTCGTCGCGCAGCCAGAGATCGCCGGTGGGCGCTCCGAAACTGTATTGTTCGCTGAAGCTGCCGGTGGTCTGGTTCATCTGCGTGATGCCGCCGGGAATGTCGTACGGGTCGGCCTGCATGATTCTGCGGACGATGTCGCAGGTGATCTTCGTCAGCAGGCGTGGCCGTTCTTTTTGGAGACGTTGCCAGTTCGGGGAGCGTTCCTTGATGTAGTCGGTCACGTCCGCGAGATGCGTGTCGGCCTTCTCACGTTCCTCGTCGGTGAGTTTGTGCCACCTCTGTTCGAGGTCGACGGAGGTGGCGAACACGTCTGGTTCGACAGTCATGTCGGACTCCGTCAGGCGGTGAGCAGGACGAAGCGGTTGATGTCGCGGATACGGAAGCCGACCTCGATTTCGATTCGCACGGCGAACATGTTGTGCTCCCACAGGTTGACCTGCTTGCCGTCGATGGTGATGGACGCCTGGTCGGAGATGCTGGTCTGCATTCCTTCGACGGAACCCCATGCGGCGGAGGAGAATTCGCCGCACACGCCGAGGATCTCTGCCTTGGCCGGTCCCGGTGTCTCGGATACGGCGGGCACGTGAACGCCCTTGCTGATGTAGGTGCGGTTGCCGAGCACGGTGCTCACGTCGGAGGCGGCGGTGCCGTTGAGGAACAGGGGGCGTCCGTTGTTGTCGGTCGCCTGCCGGAGCACACTGCGACCCTGGGTGCTCAACGCCCAACCGTCCACGGTTCCATCCGCTTCGGACACGAGGTCGTCGGCTTTGTTCAGGTTCTTCCACACGTCATTGCCGATGCTGACGGTCTGCGCGCTCTTCAGGGTGTCGAAGTCCGCACCCGGAGCGTCGACGAGACCCATGATGGTCTTGTCAAACGTGCGGGCGATGGCTCCCGGACCCTTCGCGACCACTTGGTCGTAGAGAGCGCCGAAGTCTCGGCGGAACTGGTTGGAGAACGGCATGATGACCGCGATGGTGTACGGCAGCATGTCCTTCTTGCCGAAGGTGACGCCGCTCTTCGGCTTCTCCGCACCCTCATTGACCCATGCGGCCTCCGGGTCGCCGATGATGATCGGCACGCGAGCACCGTTGCCGGGCAGTTTCATCTCCGGCACGAGCTGCATGAACGCGCTCTTGTATTTTGCGGTCTGCAAGATCTCCGCCTGGGTTTCAGGGGTGAGGTCTAGACCGTTGCTTTTTCGGGTCATGGACGGATCTGTCATGGTTTGTCCTTTCAAATGAATGTTGTTTGCTGGTTGGCTCACAGGAGCGTGTTGCTCATGGCGTTGACGAAGTCCTCGCGGCTGGAATGTTTAGCCTTGGCCTGTCCGGTGCGGGCGCTCTGGTCCGCAACCGTGCCGCGGGAACGCATGTCGGCGAACACCTTCATGAGTTTCTCGGCGTATTCGCCAATCTGCTTCTCGTCGTCGCCCGCGAGGACGCTCGGGTCGGTGATGCCGTGTTTGGCCGCGACGTTGGCGCGTATCGTGGAGAGCTCCTTCTCGTGTTCGGCCTGTTTGGCTTCGCTTTTGAGCTTCTCGTTCTCCTCGAGCGCCTTGGAGAGTTTCGATTCGAGGTCGGCAGTCTGTCCGGCCTTCTCCTTGAGCTCCTCGTAGTCGCTTTTCCTGCCGCGTTCCCTGCCGAGACGCTCGTTGATTATGCGGTCGACTTCCTCCTGGGTGAAGGTCCTCAGCTTCGCGTTGTTCACGTCCTTTGGGGCCGGAGAGTGCTGTTCCGGCTCCTGTTGGCCGTCCGCGCCGGTCTGGTTTTCTTCTGCCATGGTTGGTGGCTCCTTTGCTTGTTCTTGGTTTCCACGCCTGACGCCGGCGAGTTGACGGCCATTCTTGTTGGTTTCGCGCATGGCTGCGCCCCGCCCCATCGCTGGGGTGTGAAAGGTAAAAGAAAAGCCATCACGTTTCGACGTGATGGCTTTCTGGGATTCAGAGATTTCCCAGCGCTTTTCTTCGCGCGTATTCGGACCGCAGCTCGTCGGTCGACACATAGTCGCCGACGGACCAGCGCTTCTTTCCTTCGTTCCTGACCCATTCATATTCGTCCTGTGGCATGGAGATATCGCCATACTTGCGTTTGATTTCCGCAAGATGGCGCTCATCGGTGACTTCCTTCAAATCACCGGGCATAAACGTGAAACGGTCGGAACGATCCATAGGCTCAATCATAGCAGTCTCAGATAAACGATCGGTCTGCCGTCGGATGCTCCAAGCCCTTCGAAACGAAGAGCCCTTCCTCTCGGCAGAAGAATTTCGTATTCTCCCGGATGCTGAGTGATCGGCTCCACATACACGCCGGCGCTTCCCGGCGGTACCAGGATTCTTGTGGCGATGCGGTCTTCCCCATCAACGTCAATGCCTCCCTCCTTGATGCTGGTGGCCATGTAGCCGATGTGTTCGAAGGTGCGACCGGTATTCAAATCGAAAAGCGACTCCATGTCGTTGACGTGGAACGTCGACAACCGCATCTGCCTGTCGACCGTGAAACGTTCTCGGGTGATATGGTCGGATATCGCTTCGTCGATGCATTCGACCTGATGGATGACGTCTTTCGACGGGTTTCGTCCGCCGAACAGGTAGCCGTTGATACTTTTGTAGCTGTCTCCGGTCCAATCCATCAAAGCCGCGATCTTCTCGTCGTTGGAGAATCTATCTCCAGGCATCCTGACGCTATAATCCGACAATCTCGATAGTTCGGAAGCGCTGATTGGAATCGATTTGCCGCTCCATCGAATCGTCGGTTGGGCAGTCACACCATCATTGACCTCATCGTGATAGATGCGTCTCAATTGGGCTAGCGTGTCACGCCAGTCGCCGTCATCGCCGGCCGCAGCCTTGGCTGCCTGGTACATTTCACGATACTTGTCCGGATCGTATCCTTTGAGTTTGCTGCTGCCCCAGCTTGGCACGATGTCGCAGTCGCAGTCCGTATGGTATTGCATCTGCCGTCCGGCGGTCTCCTCGCTCAGGTAGGCGAAGCCACGCGAGGCGAGCATAAGGCAGAACGCGCATGTCTTAGCCCCTCGCGGCACACGCGCCCAGCGAGGCTTGGTAGGATCGTTGGCCACAGCCCTCTGCATGGTCAGCCGCCCGACGGTCTGAATCAGATTCTGCACGTATTCCAGCGCCTGCTCCTCGTCAGCGAACGTGGGCCACAGGTCGTCGATGGTTCTTCCGGCGTTGTTGTGAACGGCTCCGTTTTCATCTGGAATGACATCCTTGTAGTGCAATCCCATGAAGTCAGTGTTGTTGAAACCGCCTTCCATCTGCCAGACCGCGCGGTCGGCGGTGATGGAAGGCGGCTCGTATTCCGGCATATCGATTCCGCCGTACTGCGCCCACAGGTCGCGTACGTGGCCGTAGTAGTCGGATGCGAGCCTGCTGGCGGCGTCGGCATACCGGTTGATCTCCGCTTTGATGAGCTCCTGGCTTTCACCGTCCCAGACGAGGCCCGAGACACTGTTGCCGGCCTCCTTCTGCAGGCGGCTCATGGTGTCCGTGTAATCCTCGTACAAATCATTGAGGTCGAGTTCAAGCCTTCTGCGTCGTTCCGGCGGCAGGTTCAGACTGTTCGGGCTCATTCATACCGCCTTCCCTCGCCGCCGTATCGGTCTGCTGCTCCGTCTGTTGGCGCATGCCTCGAATCTGATCGAGTACCTGACCGGCCTGGGCCTTGCGCTGGTCGGCCTTCAGCCGGACGATCTCGCTTCGGCTCAATCCGGCGCGTGTCATGCCGACCTCGCTGTTGGCGAACGAGTCGATGCTTCCAGCGAGCTTGCTGAATGCGTCGGCGCTCATGGAGCTCGACGGCGTGTTCGGGTTCTTCCAGTCGACCTGCAGTTTCATCAGCTCCTCGTCGGGCACGGATGGATCCTGCATCCGTGCCACAAGACGGGCTGCCTGCAGGATCGATTCACCGAAATCCCGGTCGCAATGGCGCGCCTCGATAATCAGGTCCTCACGTTGTGCCTCGGTCGCGTCGGCGGACGTCGGGTTCGCGTCGGACACGATGCCTAGCGAGCTGGCTGGAATGTTCATCGCACTGGCGAACATCGCCGCCCAACTTTTCAGCATCGTCAGATGCGGGTCCATACTCGACGCGGCCAGTTGCGTCACGGTCGGGGACTGCCCGTCGATGTCCTTGCTGATCATGTTGTAGCGACCCATATAAAGCTTTAACGCGTCGTCCGTGCCCAACGAGGCGAGTTCTTCGGAAGTGCCTGTCAGCAGGATTTTTGGGAACGCGTAGAATTCGGCATTCGCTTCGGCGCGCACGATGGTGCGGTTCGCGCCGTCGATGATGGCCATAGCGTCCCGGCTGATGCGGGAGCGTCCGAACGGTTTGACCTCGGTAGCCTTGTAGGCGAGGCGGAACACGCTGCACTCGTTGTCGATGGTGGGTTGCTCATCGTCCACGCGCCACCAGTAGCCGAGACGGCGCTGCACGCTGATGTTGCGGTCGGGCATGTAGAGCACGAGTCCGGTGGCCTCGTTGTTGTCGTCAACGTCGGTGATGGCCATGCACGCCCTGACCCGCCGGTTAGGGTAATCCCAGACGGCGGCCGAGCTTTCCGCGGTATGCGTGCGGATGAGCGGTCTTCCTTCGAAGTCCCGGACGACGCTGAGGAACGAACAGCCGTGAATGAGCGCAGTCTGGATGGCCTGCTGCAGAACGCTAGTGAATCCGATGCGGCTCATGAAGTCCTGCAGTTCGAACGGGTCGTCCACGCCCGGCGAGACGAATCCCTCGAACACGCAAAGCTCAGCGAGCATATCCACAGCCTTGCGTGCCCACCCAAGCGGCGTGTAATGATCCTTGATGGACTTCGGCACAGTCAGTCCAAAATCAACCAGTGGCTCCTTGGCTTCGTAGTAGGCGGTGAGTGTTCGGTTGCGGCTCGCGTGGCGCGTCCATACCTCGGCGAGTTCGCGCAGCAGCGCGTTCTCCTCACCGGAGAGTCCGTCGATGTGCGTCGGCACGACGAGTTTCGGCACCGTTCCGGCTCCTCCCGTAGGTTTCCACCCGTCCGGCGCTGCCGTTGTCTGGATGTCGCTCATTTAGATTCCTCCGATGATCTGTCGTCTTCCGGGATGTCGGAGCGTCGTGAACGCCCCGTACAGGGCGAGCGTGGTGGACACGAGCGGCGTGATGTCGACATCACTGCCGAGTTTGTTCCAAGCGATCGCGCCGGACTGTCCCAATGGACGCGTGGTCGCACCCTTGACGGCCGCGGCCAGCTGCGGCTGGTATTCGTCCCGCGGGTGCTTGAGCGTTCCGGCTTTGAGCATGTCGAGGAACCGGCCGCATGCTCGGCCCATCTCCTGCATGTTCGTGACCGTGACCTTCACATGTGCTTTCTTCAGTTCCGGCAGCAGGCTCATGGCGGGCGACTGCGCGTCGATGACCACGCTGGCGGTCTTCGGCCAATGTTCGGCGAGCCAGTCCACGGCCCACATGGTTCCCGCCTGCCGCGCGTCCTTGATGTTCGCCATCTGGACGATGGCCGAACCGTCCGCGTATCGTAGCGCCGCTCCGATGGTCAGCACGCTCCTGTCCGGAGGCATGTCGATGCCGAAGCTCACCGTGCCGCCCTCGGGCACGTCGTCGACGGCCGCGGCCTGCCACAGGTCGGGACTGATGGCGTATGCGGTGGCGGTCTCGTCCCATATGCCAAGCGCCTCACGACGGAATGAATCGTCCGACAGGTTGTTGCGCATGCGCATGATTGCCTGTTCGCTTGTACGTTTCGGATAGCTGGGATTCGCTTTAGCCCACTGTTCGTGGTCGTCCGGATCCGCGTCCTTGTCGGCGGCGAGCTCCACGTAGAGGAGGTTTCCGTCATGGTTCAGCGCGTGCATGCGTTTCTCCGTGAACGCATCGCACTGGTCTCCCGGCTTGGGTGGATTGCCCATATACACGACCAGGGGGTTAGGACTCGTGTTCAAAACCGGAATCATGTTGTCCATCGCGCGCACTGTGAGGATCTGCGCTTCGTCGAACACGGCCACGTCCACGCTGTGCAATCCTCGGCCGAAACCGTTCTCGCGGGCGCCGAACATGATGCGGCTGCCGGACGTGAACGTGATCTCCTGTTGGCCGTTTGCTCTGCGAATGCGTTCCACGTACCGGCCGAGCACTGGATTGTGCTCCATCTCGCACATGTCCGCGAATGTCTCGTCGCTGGTGCGCGTATGGTGGGCGGTCCAGATGGCTTTCAGGTTCGGTGTGAGTATCGCCTTGAGGAACAACGCGGTGCCGACGGTGAAGGTCTTGCCGATCTGCCTGCAGCTGGACAGCACGGCGCCGTCCGCGCCACACGCATACTTGCCTTCCGCGTTCTTGGCGAACAGAAGCCACAAGAAGCCCTGCTGCCACAAGTCGAAACGGATGCCGGCCTTGCGCGCGGCTTTGTTGATTCGCGTGAACTCGCTGCCGACGATGCCTTCCGGCTGGCGGAGGACCTTGGCGATTTCAGACAATCGACGCTCCGACATCGTCCGTCACCTCGTCTTCCTCATCGTCCAGCAGGTCGGTCAGGCCTCCGCCTTGGAGTGATTCGATGCGTTCGCATACGTCGATGAGCTGGCGGCTGATCGCGGGCAGTGCGTTTGCCGGTGTGGACGTGTCATCCATGGCCTTCTGCAGTCGGTCACGGTTGGCGCGCAGCATGTCCAGCATGCTGCCGTCCATCATCCTCTCGAAGCTCCGCTGGTCGAGATCCCTTTCCGGCTTCTGTTTCGTTTCCACGGCTTTGACGGGCGGCTTACCGTTCCGGTCCTGTGCGGGCCGGTTCTTTTTCCGACGCCGATAGTCTTTCTGCCTGCATTTCGCGGAGCAATATTTCTGTTGGCTGCCCTTGCCACTTGGCCTAAATTGCTTACCGCATACTTCGCAAATCATTGCGTTTCCTTCATTCCAAAACCAGTGAGGAACCCGAGTTCTTCGCGCAATCTTGTTGCAGCAGCTTCCGCCCGTGCAAGCGTCTTGAATGGACCTCTCTTGTATGCCTTCCTATTCTTGATAACCTCAACTTGCCATGCTTTTCGATCGTTACGCCAGTAGACACCACGGATTCCGGATTTGCTGTTCTTATTACAGGAAACACGATATTCGGAATTCTCCTGAACCGTTACTGTTCTCAAATGGTCTGGATTAACGCATGAACGGTTGTGACAGATATGATCAATCACCATCCCATCTGGGATAAACATGTTATGAGTCAATGCATATGCGAAGCGATGTGCCGGAACGGACGTCTTTGCCAGACGGAATGTGCCATATCCCTTTGGGTGATGAGCACCGTTCCATTCCCAACATTTACTAGTGTCAGTGCTTCTGAAGTATTTATTAAATCGTTCTATGTCAGATGCTGACGCTTTGAAAAAGGCCATATTCCGCCTTTCATTCAACGTATGCGTAACACAATTCGTTACGCTTAAATTTCAAGAGAAATATCGGCACTGCACCCGAGGCGACCCCAAGGGGGTATGACCGGGTACCCTGCCCTGGTATCGGGTCAGATGCCGAACGTTTTGAACGGCATCGAGCTTGGTTTGATGGTCTGCTTGCCGGCCAGCAGCGCTCGTGCGTGTTCGTCTGTCTTGTCGCTCTTCATCCTGTTGCATCTGCGGTGCGTGAGCCTGCAGTTAGTGAAGCTGTATGGATCGCCGCCGCGTGAGACTGGTATGAGCTCGTCGACTTCGGCGCTCATCGGATGTGGTGTCTTCAATGTCTTGTCGACCGGCTTGCCGCAGATGGCGCACACATCGTATGCGGCCAGCACTCTTGCCCTGAGCTGTCTGCGCCGCCAGCCGTTGCTGACGCGCTCGTTGCGCCGCTTGCTCATGTGGCCTCCCACGTGTATGGGACCCGGAGTGCCGTGGATTTGCCGACGACTATCTTCGCCGTTGGCTTGCCGGAATGCCGGTATAGGGGCTCCCGTATACGGCCGCTCCCGTGTCTTGTAGGGGTTCCCCATCATCTGCGAATACCCCTCCCGGATTTGCCGATACCCCTACCCCGGATTTGTTTCATGGTTGCCTTCGGCGGGATTCGAACCCGCGCATACACGCGGCCACAAGGAAGAGAATCCAATAAAGACTCGCGGCCGGTACGATCTACCACTGATTCCTACGAAGGCATGGACAGGCGATTTGAGCTTCACCGCATCACGGAAGCGCGGGATTGGCTTGCCTGCCACATTGGTGTATGTCCACTCTGACGGGAGTGGGCGGAGCGTGTCCGATATGCCGTTCGGACAGGACGGGTACGTAACCCAAGGAGTCAGGAGAATCCAAGGCGGATATGAGTGAGGGTTCAAACCAAGTCACCTCGGTTTGAACCCTCTAATCCACTGACAATTCTGCGTTGCACTTTCGATTTTGTCAAATCGAATCGCGCCGCAGCACCTGCCGATGCACATCCGAAAGCCTGTACAATGGCCGTCCCTTCTCGTTCTCACCGGCCGGCTGGAGCCTGCCGCGCTTGCGCCACGAACGAATCGTGTTCGCATTGCACTGGAACCCGCACTCGCGCAGCAGCTCCGCGCACTCCCCCGCCGTGAATGCCCTGCCCGATTCGATGCACTCCCGCAGGAACCCCAATCGCACGTCGACCACGCGGTAAGTGTTGCCGCACACCGGACAGTCGACGCTTACCGCTCCAACCTCCGCACTCAGCTCCACGCCGCACAGAGGATTCAGGCACCTGCCGATGCCGTGCCTGGATGGCGGCACGTCGATGATGCTCATCGTCTTGCGCGCCAACCGCTGCCAGTCATGCCAGATCAAACCGATGTCCGGCAGTCGGTTCAACCGCTGGCATGACCAGCATGCCTTGAGCTTGTCGACGATGGGCGGGACCGCGATGCTTGTGGCCCATGGCATGGCCGGCGGCGCATACAATCGACACCACAACGCCGTCACCGCATCCTCGATCTCCTGCAGATGGTCAACGACCGAGAGTCTGATCGGCGTGGGCGCGGACGGCAGGTTAACACGTCCAGGCTGGTGGCCTCCGTAATGCGCCGTCGAATCCAGGAACTCGCGCAGGGCGTGGATCCAGATGGGATAGTCGTGGATCCATCCCCTCAAAGTGTTCTCGCACTTGTCGCACATCGTGGCTTGGATACGGCACTCCCCGCCACACACACTACATGTTGTGGTTGCTTCCCGTTTTTCGCCCATATGTTGCGATTCTAGCATTTCGGCCATCCTGAATCGAACATTAGTTCCATTTCGGGTATTCCCGCCCACGGGTCCGGATTGTCGGGATCCGGCCGCATCGTCGGGAACCCCTCAAGGGTCGAATAGTGGAATTCACTTCCGCTCATGTCGGCGGGTTTGACGCTGATGGGCATGAGCCCGCATTCATGCGCGCCGAGATACATTCCGTCCGGGCTGATGCCGAGCGGTCCCGCGACCGTCTCCAATCTGATCGTGTCCGTCTGCGCGATGCGGCGGATCCGGATGAGCTGCCGGCCGAGGATGATCGCGGTGACCAGGTCGTCGCCGGCGATGATGCCGGCGTCCCATGACTGCCAGACCACGTCACGTTCGCTGAAGATCCACCGTCCGCATGAGCAGACGGCCGGCACGAGGTGCGCCGGATTGCCCGGCGGCGCGAGCCGGCGCATCCACAATGGTGGTTTACGACTCATCCCGCCACCAGTCGACGAGGTCGGTGATCTTCCAAGCTGTTTCGAAAAGCATCAGCATGACGAATCCCAGGATGAGCCCGGACACCTCATCGAGAAGACCACCGAGTTTTCGGATGATTCCCATCATGATTCCTACCCTTATCCGAGGCTTCGTTTGATCGATTTCCAGATCTGGTCGAGTTCGCCGTCCGGCAGACCGCTCACACGGCCACGCTGGAACAGATCGGCCTGGATCTGCCGTTCGTTCTCCGGATGGTTCTTCAGCCTTCCGTACGCCCAGGCGTGCAATGTGCTGTTGCGTTGGCCTTCCGGCACCGGGCTCATGTCCGGCACGCCATGCGATCGGGACGCGGCCGGCCTGTCGGCCATGACATCGTCCAGGCTCAACGACGGAGCCTCCTGCTTTGGCTCGTTCGTGTATCCGAAATCCTTGAGCATGCGCATGACCGCATCACTCGCCTCCGGCACCACGCCCGCCGGCAGATCAACCAGCTCATACCGGTTCCCATCGATGACACTGCCCGGACCAATCACATAGCCCTTGTTGCTGACGCGCAGGTCAATTGGCAGATTCTGCTCATGCACAGCGTTCTTCAGCAAGCTCACATCCATGCCTGCCGGCATGCGATAATACAAGTGCACGCCATGCGGAGTCCTGGTCACCAACGTGGCCGGCAACGCCTGGGAACCGTAATCGCCAGCCAACGCCTGCAGACACTGCCACCCATCAGGACCATCAGCCTCAGAAGGCTTGTCACAATCGATGACGAAACAGTCGCCAAGCGGAATGACGGCATAACGAGTCATCTTGTCGGTGATGAAAGTCGAATCCGTGTGGCTCTCGTCCGACGGATTCAACCGCTTCCACGACAGCGACACCTTCCCATCGACCGGACCACCAGTCTTTCGCGCCTTGCCCTCGCATGGCGCGAAACCGACATTGCCAGCCAACGCGGATTCGACGATGCCGGCCAGATCATGACAGTCGCCCACATCATCCAACGTTTTAAGACTGTCGCGGTTCGGCTTCGACAATGCCGTCTGCCACCAAGTGTCGGCAGGCTCCGTCTCGTTATCGAGAGCGGCCTTGCGATACACTTCGAAGCGATTCTGGTCGGCGACGCGCACCACACGGCATTGACTGCCCGGCAGCGCCTTGGTCTTCGAATTCTCCAAGCCCAGCACGTCCATCAAAGACTGCGGCACCGCCGTGTGAAACTCCTTGCGATAGTCGTTCCTGGAAGCGACTGGCACGCCATACTGTTCATCGTTCGACGCGATCTCACTGATCAGCCAATACATCTCGTCACTGATGGTGCGAGCAGGACTAAGATTCACAATCTCCGGCTCATCCGAACGCTCCCACAAGCGGCACGACAGCACGAAGAACGCTGCGGGATGTCGATGGCAGAACCCCTCGATCGCATGATATTCGTCATACGAGCGGCCTTTCGACTGGTGGAATTCGACCTTAATGAAACGACGCGTATCGGAATTCTCGCCTGAATCGGCGAACTGCATGTTCGTCAGAATCAGCAATGTGGCCGATGGCGTCATCACACGATAACGGCCGCCCGTGACGCGGGCGTTCACCTGCGAGCCTGTCGAGAGTGCACGCAGCAATGGCAGCATGTCCTCCGTGACAGCGCAAGCCTCATCGTCAATGGCGAAAGCCTTGCCGTCCATCTCATCATTCATCGACTCGCGCCCCAGAGTGTAGCCACCGCCAGTGCAATAGCCCTGCACACTGAAACCAGGAAACACTTTCCCGACTCCAAGCACGCCAAGGATCGCCTGGCGGGCGATCAGCGTTTTCCCGTCACCACCATGACCAGACAGTACGTATGACAATTGTTTGAATGGCTCAAGCCATGGCGTCGCGAACATTCGGCAAAGATTCGCGCAGGACTTCTCATCGACGGTCAACCATTCGAGAATGCGCTTCGCATCCCTCAATGCCTGATTGCCCATTCCTGCCGGTGAGAATGTCTGCGTGACCGCAATATCCGGCTCATCCTGCAGACAGACGATTCTTCCTTCACGGCGCACCCACACGCATGGGTCGCAGCGCACGCCGCGTTCGACTTGGTCGAACCATTGGCTTCGCTTCGCCTCGCGAAGAATCGTCGCACTGTAGAGCGGATTACGCTCACTGCTGCGCGCGTTCGTGCCGATATGGTATTCATCCTCGATGGTTTTCACGGGATGCCATGAATTGAGGATGAGCCTTTCGCCCTCATGGTCGGACGTGTCTGGGTCTCGACGCCAGAGCCTTTGCTGTGACGGGCAGTAGCGAAGATGCCCTTCGCGGAGCTCCCAGATGGCTTTTTGATAGCCGGCGGCCACGACTGGGATTTTCTTGCGATGTTCGGTGGCAGTATCGCCACCATCGCAGATAAGTTCAAGGTTGCGGCCATCGATGGTCGCAATGATCGTGCGGTCGTTCGCCGGCGCGAAGGTGAGTGCGAGCAGGTGGAAGATTCCCGCGAATTGCGCTGGCAGGTCTTCAGTGGGAATGGGCGAGTATTTGCTGTAGTTTCTCATTTTTCACCTCCTTTTTGCGGGGACGGTTACTCCCCTATACACACAACACAAAAAACAACAAAAAAGACATATATATAAAACACTTTGTCCTTTTGTCCTTTTTCTATATATGGTTGATTTTTCGTCCTTTTTGGGTGGACTTTGCCTATGTCCCCCTGTGTCCACCACGTCCCCGCAGTGACGTTTTCGATTAGCGAGACGTCACTGCAGGGATGTGGTGGGGACGTTTTCCTATTTTTTAGAATTCAGGCTCTTGTCCGCTGCCCGCGCCGAGCGCGTTGACGACCTGGTCGACCGTTTTGCCGAGCAGTCCGGCTATCTCCTGCACGTTTTTTCCGGCGGCCTGCAGTTGGGCGGCCTGCTGTCGTTCCTGCATGGTCAGGCCTGCGGGCTGGCCGATGGTGACTGGCTGGCCGTACTGCGGCTGCGGCGCATACTGTTGCGGGGCTGCGGCCTGCGGGTCGTTCATCGCGGTGTTCAAGTCGGCCGTCTTTTTCGGTGTGACGACGTAGTCGTAGATTTTCGCGTCGTTGTAGCCGCGGGTCTTCGCGGGCTGGGTGCGGGCGAAAGTGGCTTTCAAGTGGTCTCCGACGTTCGGATGGTCGCCGACTCCAGCCTGACGGCATGCGAGACGCAATTGGCCGATGTTGTAGCCTTTTACGTACACGCCTCGAATGCCGGAGTCTCCGACGCGATTTGGGTCTTGCAGTGTGGTCTGCAGGTGGATGACGACCTGCGGCTTCGGCTTGCCGTTGGGATAGTAGAGGGGTTCGCCGGTGGTGAAGTCGGTCTGCTGTTCCGCGCGGATTTCGACGATCTCGCCTTCCACGCTGGTGCCGATCGGATCGTCCTTGCTGAACGCGCTGGGCGCGCCGCCCTGCATCACGTCGTCAAGGCTTAACGATTCGGCGGACTGCTGCTGCGCCTGTTGTGGCCGGTAGCTGGCTCCGCCTTGCTGAGTGAATCCGCCACCATAGTTTTGCGTTCCGAACATTGTGTTTTTTACCTTTCTGTTTTCCTGTAGGTGGATTCCAGCAGGCCGATGGCCTGCCGCCATTTGTCCGGCAATGCCGGATATTGGTTTTCGTTGAGTTCGGATAGTTGTCCGAGCTGGTCGTCCGGCCAGCTGCCGCATTGGAAGCAGTGGGTCGGACTGGTTGGCAGAGCGTGTATCCACGCGTCGCGCATTTCGGTTCCATCCTCTTGTTCGATGAGGTCGAGGAGGTTGGCGATGAGTTGCGCGCGGCTGAGCGCCCACCGTCCGGGTTTCGGGTCGAAGTCGAATTCGATCGGCAGTGCGTCGGCCAGGCTGACGCTGTTCCTGGGCAGGAAGTAGATGGCGTTCCTTTTGCAGGGTTCTCCGTCGTTTTCCAATCCGATGCCGTACAGGCTCGCCTGGATGCGATATTGTTGGCTTGGACCGTTGGCTTTGACGTTGCGAATTGTGGTGGGGCCGGTGATTTTCCAGTCGATGGTCGTGTTGTTTTCCGCGTCGTACAGGTCGATGCTGCCGTGGATGAGCTGATAGCCGTGGAGTCCGTGGATGCTGCCCACGTCGACGTGTCTTTCGGCTTCGAAGCGTTTCACGGCCCATGGTTCTCCTCCATCGTCGTCCGGGACGGTGAATTCGTCCTTGCGCTTGTTGAACAGGTGTTCGAATCGTTCGTGGACGCATGTGCCGATGAATGGCAGCCATGCGGCCGACTGGCGTTTCTCCCATCCGGCGAGTCTGGCGGCGAGGCAGTGGAGGCAGTCGGTGCCGAGTTCGCTTGGCCCGATCTCCTTTTGCAGGCTGCGTGGCTGGTTGGCGATGTGCGCCTCGATGATCAGGCGGATTTCCTTCCATTCGTCCGATTCCCGCGAAGCGGATGGTGTGGCATCGACGTGCGCGGTGCCCATGTTGGCGTTCATGACTGTTTCAAGGTCGAGTTGTGAGCTCATATCCCACCCTTCCGCATTCCTCGTCGAGACGGGCCCAGAGGAAAGCCGCCAAGTCCCCCGCCTCTTGTGTGTCGATGATGTAGGCTTCGTCCATGAATCCGGGCGCCTTGTCGTAATGGTCGAGCGTCTTGCTGAGCGCGCGGCCGACCGCCTCCTGGCTGATTGGAACGCGCGTCATTCGACCACCAGACTTGCCGCACCGGTCTTCACGCACCCGCGCAATGCTGGCTCGCCTACCTGGCTGACGATTTCGGACAATGCCTTCGGTTGGATCCGATAGCAGTCGGCGTACTGTTGCACAGGAAAGCGCCGTTCGAATGCTCTGGCATCGAGGTTGCGCTTGCCTTTCCGGATTTTCACGGTCAACGGTCCGGCCGCGTATTCGCCGGGCTCGCGGTCTTCCATGAGTTCGGCTTTCAATCCGTCGGCTTCTTCCTGCAGGTCGGCGATGCGGCTTTTCAGTTCCACGTACCGTTTGGCCAATGTTTCGAGGTTCTGCGCGCTCATTTGCTTGTTCCTTTCACGATGATGCTGGTTTTGGTGGGGATGACGCTGGTCTGGTGGTGCGGGTAGGAGCGTCGGTGCGTTTCCACGACGTCGAACGCGGGCGTGGTTCGCATGGCCGGCCCCAATGGTCCGCACGTGCGGCAGTACGGCATGTGTCCCATCTGCTTGCTCATTCCACGTCCTCCACTGTCGATTGCGTCATGCTGTCGTCTTCGGTGGCGGGATTCGTTTCCTCGTACCGTCGGCTGATGATCACGGTGTTGCAGGTCCTTGGATTGCGTAGGAGCCGGCTGATGGCCGCGCCTTCCTTGACGACGTTCTGGCAAATGTCGATGCATTTCGCGACAGTTTCGGCAGGCGTGCCCATCAGACCCTTCTTTTCGATGGTCTGGTCCGCTTTGTCGATGAATGCCGCGGCTGCGTCGCCGATTTTGCTGGCCGCCGGGTAGAGGCTCGCGAGGTCGGCGCTCATGTCCTCGTCGTCGATGAGGGTCTGCACAACGTATTCACTGGTGTTTTTCATGGTGTTTTCTCCTATCTGGGTATGTATTCCTGTTTGAAATAGATGCTTGCCTGTGTGTGTGGCGTGTATGGCTGGCCGTGCCATGTGAGCGGATCGCCGCTTTTCCGTTTGCGTGGCCTGCCGTGCGTGCCAAGCACGTACTGGTCGGGACGATGCACGTGCACGCTGGCTTCGATGATCTGCCGGTCGTCCATGTAGGCGACGCCGTTCAACGCGTCGGTGAACAGTTTCGCCAGATTGTCCCAGTCGCGTCCGCGCCGTGTGGCCGTCCAGAATGTGAGCGTCAGGCAGACTGGCCCTTCGTAGGGTGGCAGGCGGGGATACTGGTTGCGCCATTCCGAGTACACGCGGTTCTCGGCCTCCCGGGTTTTCGCCGGGGTGATGCCGTGTCCCTGGTAGACGCGTGGACGGCCTTTCGACTGCGGGTCTCCCGGCACGGTGAGTTCGCACACCATTGGCCATTCCGGCAGGCTTAATGTTTCGAGACTCAATCCAGGTCACTCCAATCGGGTGTTCTGCCGGTGGCGAGGAAGCCTCCGCGTCGGGTCCGCGCGTTGACGAGCAATCCCATGCCGGCGAGCCTGTGCACGTCGCCCATCACGGTGCTCCGGGGGATGTTGAGCCGTGAGGCCACCTTGTGGCTGCTGGGCGTCACCCCTTCCATCTGCAGTGCGACGGTCGTCTCGTACACGCGTTGGATGCGTGGCTTCACGTCGATGTCACGCCGGGTGCGGCGTCTCATCCGCGTGATGTACTCGCGTTCGTCGTGGATGAGCCGGTCGAGGTCGATGCCGGTCTCCTGGCTCCATGTCTTCGGCGAAGTGTGGTGGCCGTGGCTTCGGGATGCGCCGTAGCGGATGCTGCCACGGTTGACCGGAGCGTACTTCGCGTGCAGTTGGAGGCTGGTCGCGCCGCTAGGCATCACTGTCCTCCTCCATGCCGTCGTCCCTGGACGCGAACCGCACCACCAGCCACAACGCGGTGGCGAGATACACGCCCTCGACCACAAGCGCGCCCACAAGGCTACCGCCATGCCAGGTGAGCATGAGCGTCACGCTGGCGACGAGGCCGACGACCGCGAGCAGGAACTTGACCCTGCGCAGCGGATAGTTCGGCCGTTTCGCCTCGCGTTCCTTCCGGTCCTCGATACGGAAATCGTTGTCGGTCATCTGGTGCCTCCCGTTTCGTTGTGGAGTTGGTAGTCGAATGTCTCAAGCTCGCCCGCGGTGATGGATGCGAGCGTGCAGGCGCCGTCGGGCAGGAGTTCCACGAGTTGGGCCCCGCCTTTCGGACTGATGCGAACCGCGTATCCGCTCATGCCAAGCATGACGATGCTCGCCTTCGGCGGTTCGGGTGGCGTCAGCAGCGTTTCCACGTCGATTCTCCTGAGTGCCATCACAGCTCCTTGTTGATCGTGTCGACGATGAGATCCACGATTCCGGTGACGTCAAGGTCGACGTATCCGACGATGTGGCCGAGAGGCCTCATGGCCTCCGCATCCACGTCCTTGAATGGGTGGACCAGTTCGCCCTGGGTCTCGAACTCGTCGAACACTGCCTGCACGCAGGCCTTGCGAATCGTTTTCATGCCGACTCCTTTCCCTCGTATTCACATGTGCTCTGGTAGAGGTGTTCCTTGAAGTAGGCGATCATC